ATATCGAGAATTAAAACTCTCGATATACCTTTATTGTGACACATTATGTTTGAGCACCACTTTATTACTTAGGTTATAATTTTTCATTTCATCAGTAAAGTGGATTAATGCTTTACCTAATGCTTCCTCATTACTATTAGCATCAGTAATAAAGCTACGTAAGGCAATTTCTTGTCCGTTAGGTATATTCTTTACATAAACCAAGCTAATCGAGTAACGAGGGCTAACACTAAATAAAAACAATATGTCGTCTATTGCTTTACATTCGGTCAGTTCCTCTCTTTTTACTTTCTTGATTATTTCGTCAAGTTCGTTTACTTTTTTCTCCATACTGTTCTTATTATTTTCGTTATAAAGCAAAGATACAACAGTTTTTGGAATAAAAAACTTTTTAGGGTATTTTTTGATTTTGTTTTATTAACAATTTATTTTGTTTAATTATTTTGGTTAATTGTTAAACAACTTAAAAACATCAAAAAAAGTTTACACATGTGTAAAGTTTACAATCAAAAAGTGTACACGCTTAACCCCCTATCGATAGCCTTTTAGAGCAAATGTGTAAACAGTTTACACTTTACAAAAGGGATTTGTAAATTACAAAATAGTTTTTTTTTAAAAAAAAATTTTCTCAGAGTGTAAAGTTTACACATTTTTTTAAAAAAGTGAGTGTTTATAGGTGTTTATCGTGTACACTCCAGAGTGCAAAAGTTTACACATGTGTACACTTTTTAATGTCAATAAAAATAAAGGTATTACTCTTTTTTATATAGTAGTATATATAAATAAAAGAACTACATTAGTAGGTTAGTGTTTTTTAATTAACTATTTAAAAAGTGTAACAATACAGGAAATAATGTATTATTATAGTATGAAGCTATACGAAGCAACTTTCGATCAGTCAGAAAATAAAGGAGTGTTTTCTATTAGCTTAGTAAACAAGCCTGCAATGGAATCTAATTTTATAGCTTTAAGCGAGGAGAAGCCTATTCGATTTGCAGAGGTAGACAAAGACCAACAAATACTACTTGGCTTAGTTTTAGAGCCTAATAAGAAAGTTTATAGAAATCAAGGAGGAGAGGAATTTGAAATGTTCTTTTCTGCTGAAACTATAAAAGAGCTTTCTCATAACTTTTTCAGAAGTGGTTTCCACAAAAACAGCACTATAGAACATTCAAAAGACAGCCAACTTGACGGAGTTACTTTCGTAGAGTCTTGGCTTATAGAAGATCCTAAGATGGATAAGTCAGTTAAATTTGGCTTTGAGTATCCAAAAGGAACTTGGATGGTGTCTATGAAGATAGACGATCCTAAAGTATGGGACTCTTACGTTAAGTCTGGAGAGGTATTAGGATTTTCGATTGACGCTTTAGTAGATTTAAAAGAAGTAAATTTAAAACCAGAGATAAAAATGAGTACAGAAACAAAAGAAGGGAATGTAATTTTAGACGCTATCACAGCTCTAGGGTCAGACATAAAGTCTTTATTCAAAAAAGAAGACGTTAAAGAAGAGGACGTTAAAGTAGAATTTGGCTCTATCAAATCGGGAGATTTGGAGATAGTTTTCGATGGCGAAGCTATGGGAGTAGGTGCTGCTGTTTGGATTGAAGGCGAAGACGGAGCTAAGACTGCGCTTCCTGTTGGAGAGTATCCAGTAGAGGGAGACAGAAACCTAGTAGTAGTAGAGGAAGGTGTTATCGCTGAGCTTCAAGAAGGAGGCGCTGAAGTAGTTGAGGAAGAGCCTGCTGTTTTAGAAGCTGCTCCAGAAGTTGCTGCTGCTCCAGTTGGAGAGGCAGAGGCTGCTGTTAATGCTATCAAGTCGCTACTTATTAAGTATGGCGAAGAGGCAGACAAAAAAGCTGAGGAGGCTAACGCTATTCTTTTAGCTAAAATCGAAAAACTAGAAGGAGATGTTTTGGAATTTGGCGCACAGCCAAAAGCTAAGAAGATTGTATCTGCTCCTACTGAGTTTAAAGATATGACAAACTTTCAGAAAATGAAACACAGAAAAGCTAATTCATAATGGCAAAAAAGAAAGAGGTTAAAAAAGAGGTTAAGGTATTAAATCCTTTTGATATTGGAGTTACTTACGAGGCTTTTTGCAAAGAGTTAGGAAGTTCAAAAGTAGAAGATTATTTAAAAGGAGTGTGCTCAGATGAGCAAATAGAATGGATCAAAGAAGAATTAATTAATTATAAAAAAAAGTAAAAAATGGCAATCAATTTCACAGGGGGAACCCAAAACCAGTCCGAGTTAGAAGAGATCCAAATGGAGCTTTACGCAGAGTCTAATACTCTACGTGACGGCTTAGTGGACATCTCAGAAGGACACAAATCTGGCGCAGACGTTTATGAGTCTAGCGCAACAGTATCGGCTTCTGCTGCTACTACTACAGCTGTATCGGCTACAGGAGATATCGATTTAAACGCTAACAAGACAGGTGTTTCTTTAGTTTCTTTTCAGTTCGAGGATACAATGGACGACAACGCTTTAAAAGGAACACGTTTCGAGCGTAGCATGAAAGCAGGAGCTTTTAATGTTGTTTCGGATGAGTTCGATCAGAAAGTTTTGGTACAAGTAGCTCCTGCTATCGGTGAGGTAGTCGAAAACATGATCTGGAATGGTGCGACAACTGCACAGAAATCTCTTATTGCAGGATTAACTCCCGCAGCAGGACAGGGTTCTATCTCAGCAGGAGCGCAAACTCTAGCGGCAGCAATGCCTACAAATTTGGTTAACAGTCTTCCAGCCACTATCCTTCATAACGCGTCTAACGCTAAAGCGTCTGCAGGAGCAGGAATCGGAGATTACATAAAAGTACCAAATGTAGCAGCAGTAAGTTCTGACACTATAGCAGAGCAGTACGCTAGAATGTACGGAGCAGCACCTTCTAAGGTTATTAATAGTGTAACAGAGGGAGCCGAGATTTTCGCTCCACTAGGAGACAGACAGCTTATCAAAATTGCTAACAATGCAGTAGGAGCAGCTCAACAAGTTAATTTCTTAGTAGAGGGAGACAAAATCTCTTACAACGGACACACTATCAATTTTGTGCCACTTGTAGGATTTAGAATCTTAGCTCTTCCAAGTTACTTGAAGATACTAATGGATTTAGCTTCTGACGTTTCATCTTTAGAGATTGACAAAATGGCTAACGGATCAAGACAACGTTTTATCAAAAACGTGCAGACAATGACTACATGGGTAGTAGGTCAGAAATATATCACTCTTTACGGAGGATAGTCGAATAAGCCTTAACAATAACGTAGAAAGGGGGCTTTAAATAGTCCCCTATTTTACAAAATACATATATAAAAAATGGCTTGCGATTTAACACGATCAAGAACGAGAAACTGTAAAAATAGTATTGGAGGAAACTCTAAATTATTTTTATATAATTCTTTAGAGGATGCCTTTACAGTAGTAGCTTCAGAAGCAACTGCTATGAATGTAGCACTTACAGCGGCTTACGCTTATGAGCTTGAAGGAGATTTAAACACTCTGGAGGAGGTTATTATAGGAGAGAGACAAAACGGGTCAAGATTCAACACACAGACTCTAACAATATCTTTAAAGGGTATGAGCGCAGCAGATGCGGCTGAGTTTAACCTTTTAGCTTCGTCTTTCAGTCAAGGAGTAATCAAGGACAGAAACGGGAATTATCTTTGTCTAGGTTTAGACGATGGTATGGACTGGCAGATTACAGCTACAACTGGAGGAGCAAAAGGAGATTTGAATGGGTATACAATAGTTGGAACAGCTACAACGGCTGAATTAGCACCGACTATGGATGCTTCAACAGAGACAGCTTTTCTAGCAGTAGTAGTATAGTTTTATTTTAGTTTAGTTTTAGAACCCTCTTACATATAGTAAGGGGGTTTTTTTGTAACAATATAGCAATAAAAGTATTATTATAGTATGAAGGTAGTACTAACAACAGACACAACACACACAATAAGACTTATACCTCGGTTTAGTCCATTGGGTGCAATAGTTGTGACTCTGCGTAACGAATTTACTGAGGCAGTCTCAGAGCCTTCTAATAGCTTTGTTTTAAGCAATGGATATCTTTCTGTAACTTTCGACCATACCTTCCTAGAAAGGGACAGGTATCAGTTTACAGTATCAGATGATAGCGGTATAATCTACAGAGGTAATATATTCGCGACAACGCAGGAAACACAGAATTTTAAACTTTCAGAAGGAGTATACTTATGAGTAAAAATATAGAGTTAAGTGTAGTAAAATTTGCGACCTATGTTCGCCCAGATGAGGCTGTAGATAAGACTAGAAACTGGGTATTGAATGGTAAAAAAAATAGTTTCTATCAGTATATTATAGACAGGAACGCGGGGAGTCCTACAAATGGATCTATCAACAAAACTTATACAGACCTTATACTAGGGCAGGGATTGTCTTTTGTAAAAAATCAGTCTGGATCTGCAAAGAACGCGCAGGACTGGGCGAGATTAAACTCTATATTAAAAGCTAAAGATTTAAAAAGAATAGCAACAGACTTTCAAGTGTTTGGAGCTGCTTCAATGCAAATCCAAAAAAACAATAAAGGAGAATTAATTTCTATTTCACACATACCAAAACAGAGCGTAGTTCCCGCTATTGAAAACGAGGACGGAGAGATAGATATGTACTGGCACTCTAAAGACTGGACAAATATCTTTAGAACAGAAAACACTCCTATAGACTATCCTGCATTTGGAAGCAGTAAAGAAGGGTTAGAGATATACGTAGTAAGACCTTACAGCGTGGGAATGACTTACTTTGAGAGTCCAGACTATGTATCGGGATTACAATACTCAGAGAGTGAGGAGGAAATCTCTAACATGTATATAAACTCTATTAAGAATGGTCTTTCTACTGGTTTTATTATAAATGTAAAAAATGGTTATAGCATAGAGCCAGAAGATAAAAAGAAATTTAAGAAAAATGTAGAGGAGAAACTAGCAGGATCTTCTAATGGTGGTAATTTCATTATTTCATTTGGTGGCGAGTCTGTAGAAGTAGAGGTAATTCCTTTCCCTGTTAATCAAGGAGTGCACAAGCAATGGGAGGTATTAAACGATACTTGCGCGCAGAAAATACTAACTTCACACAGATGCCCTAGTCCTAGTATAGCGGGTATTATTTCATCTTCTGGATTTAGTAATACTGCGGAGGAGATGGACATGGCAGAGGAGCAGCTACTAAAAAGAGTTATAGCTCCAAAACAAAAATATCTTACAGATGCTTTAGAGGAGATTTTAGT